TGAAGTTGCCCGACTCATGCGCCGTTTGAGCAAAGAAATGCGCAGCCCGATTAGGTGATAATTTATAGTAAGCCGCAGCCGCCTTAAATGTCCCCGGACCGAACGCACCATCTGCGGTTACTCCAATCTTTTTCTGTAGGTTTACAAGGCTCATTGTCCGGCACTCCGCCAATCAGGAAAGACGTTTTCGTCAACCACGCCGTCGCCGTTAGCGTCGTAGCGCAAGTCGTTACGGTACTTCTCCCAAGGCTCCATGTCGTCATCATCGTCATCTTCAGGCTCGTCAATGAAGACGGTGCCTTGAGGGTCGCTATATGGCTTGGGTGCTTCTGGTTCTGGCGCAGGCGTGTCCAGTTCAAGTGGCGCTTCTGGCTCTGGCGCAGGCTCTTTATCCCGCGCATTGGCGTTAAGGCTCAGGCCACCAAGTAACCCTACAAACGCACCGATGATGGTCTGGAAGGCGGGGTTGACCATCTCAAGGATGGCGGTGCTTTCTATGACGTCATTAGGCATAAACAGGCCAACGGCTAGTGTCAGCACAACGACAAGGATAACTGCCGACAGCGTGACGATGGCCACGCGCACAACAAACTCGACGGTGTCGTTGACACCTTCACCCTTGCTCTCAAAACTATTTAGGAAGCTCATCTTCTTCTCCTTCGATATTCTCTGGCGGCTTCGAAGTCATTGAGCCGTTGCCCTGACCCGCCATTAATCCTGCCAACGCCCCGACGATAAATGTCGCTATCGGGTTAATCAGCTTAAAAAACTCAGCATCATTCGGGGACTGCCCCTCCATCGGCTGCGACACAAACACCAGCGAGTACAGCACGGTCGCCACAATAAACGTCAGTGTCAGCGACAGGACAATGCCGACGATGAACCGCAGCAGTTCCTCTGGCGACCATTCACTTCTCGGCTTCACGTTCTTTCTCACCCGTATCTATTAACCACTCGGTGCAATAGCCCATTGCGATACACTTAGGCTTCTTGCAGCTTTCCTCCTGCCAGTTCGCAGGGTCTTGGCAGTCATAACGATAACGGTCTTGGCAACCGGTAAGCACCATCAAAGCTATAAGCAGTGCATATGGTTTGGCGCTAACCACGCTGGTTTCCTTATATCCGATTGGGGCCGACAGGCCAGACGATGTTGAATGGGTCGCTTTGGGTTGTGATGTCGCGCAGTTCTTGGCGATATGTGGCCCAAGTTGCGGCGTCTGCCGAAGCGTCAGGCAGCTGCGTCCAGTCGCAGTCAGCCAGTAGCTTGTTACGTTCAGCGCGGATGACGGCCCATTGGGCTCCAACCTTTTCCGCTGATGCGTCTGCGTCGAGGTCTGACACAATATAGTTCTGCGTCCAAACGCCGTCGATCAGCAGGGCATCGCCATGCTCGCGGGTCTGCGTGGCTGGGTCATAATAGGGCGGTGTCACCAGCTTCAGTTGGTGTACGCCATAATGCTCAAGCTGCTCAGGCGTCAGCCTTGTCACGCGGCAGAAATTGTCTTCGTCCCAGCGCGTTGGCTCAACATCATGGATATGCCGGACGAATGTGTCGCCATTAGCTTGGACGTAAAACAGGTTCATCCCTCTGCTTCCTTTGCTTTCCGCTTAGCGGTAACGCGCTCAACAGCCGCAGCGTATGCGTCGGCATCGTCGATCTGCGCCTTCAGTGCCTCTGCCACAGCCATGACATTGCCCATCTGCTTGCGGGTGGAGTCCAGACGTTCGGCCACGTTTGCTGCGAACTCGTTGTCCGTAGCGTTTGCCAGCAGATGCTCAAAGTTCTTGCGGTCAAAGTCGTAGTGAAAATACTCGACCTCACGGGCGTACATAGCATCCGCAAGTACGTCGTATTTGTATTCGGTCGGAAGTTGTTCGTAGTTCATGGGCTTCTTTTCTATGGATTGATTGTAAATGCAACACTAAACCCAGCCGCCGGTGGGAGTGTTGCAGGGTTAGAGTATTTTGTTCCAAAACCAGACGCTGACCAAGGGTATGCCGTGATGAAAGGCGTTGTTGAGTGAGCTACCGCGATAGCATCGCCAGTAGCAGAGAACGCTACGCCTCTGCCCGTGCCTGTAGGAAGCGTAGCGGGGTCAGTGTATTTTACGCCAAAGCCAGCCGCTGACCAAGGGTAGGCTGTAATAAAGCGCGAGGACGCGTGCGCCACCGCGATAGCGTTACCAGAAGGAGAGAACGCAACACTGTTACCTGTATCCGTAGGCAGGGTGGCTGGGTTAGCAAACTTAGTCCCAAAGCCCGAACCGCTCCAAGGATACACAGAAATTAAAGGCGAGGCATCATGCGCTACTGCAATAGCATCACCAGCAGGAGAGAACGCTACGCCTTGCCCTATACCTGTAGGTAGGGTTGCAGGGTTTGTAAATTTAGTGCCAAAGCCTGAACCGCTCCAAGGATAGGCGGTAATGAACGGTGATGTTACATGAGCTATCGCAATAGCATTACCAGAAGGAGAGAACGCTACGCCTTGCCCTGTACCCGTGGGCAGGGTTGCTGGATTGGCAAACTTGGTCCCAAAGCCACTGCCGCTCCAAGGATAGGCTGTGACAAACGGTGAAATATCATGCGCTACTGCAATAGCGTCACTAGCGGGAGAAAACGCTACACTATAACCAATACCAGTGGGTAGGGTTGCTGGGTTGGTAAATTTCGTACCAAAGCCAGACAGCGACCAAGGGTAGGCTGTGATGAACGGTGATGTTACATGAGCTACCGCAATAGCGTTACTCGCTGCGTTAAAGGCGACACCACGACCTTGATTGGTTGGCAACGTGGCGGGGTCAGTGTATTTTACACCAAAGCCTGCGCTGCTCCAATCATAAACATGAACAAAAGGTGTTGAGAAAACCCCGATGGCAACGGACTGAGCCAAATAGGCACTTCCGGTCTGGTACAAATAGTTAGCCATCCATTTCGTTGATGTAACTTTTATGCACTGTAGCGTTTGGTTTGCAGGGACAAGTATCCCTCCAGTAGTCCCATTGCCAAACACCAATGTATCGCTTGTGATCGCTACGTTCACTAACGTCCCGCCATTTTCAACCGTAAACAGCACAACAGTGCCGATAGGAAATGCAACACTGGCGTTAGACGGAATAGTGTATGTGCGGAAGTTGGCGTCTGACGCAGGATGGAATATCTGCTTGCCAGCATCGCCAATAACTAGCGTGTAGTTTGCTGACTGGCTATTTTGGGGGTAAGATACAGCCCCGCCAGCAGCCGCAGAGGAAGTCCATGTTGTGCCATTACTGGTTAGAACATTGCCAGCAGTTCCAGGGGCTACAGCTTGAAGGGCGCTGGTGCCGTTACCCAAAAGGACGTTGTTCGCCGTCAATGTGGTCGCACCCGTACCGCCGTTGGCGACAGGGAGAGTGCCAGTTACGTTTGTTGCAAGGTTGACCGTCGATAAATATCCACTCGGGTTGGCATCACTGTAGGGTGTAAAACCAAGAGCAGTAGTCACCTGCCCCGACGTTAAAGCCAGTGTACCCCCAAGGGTCAAAGACCCCGACGTTGTAATTGAGCCTGTAAGCGTAAGTCCGCTAACAGTACCCGTTCCAGCTACCGACGTTACCGTACCAGTATTAGAGGTAAACCCGCTTGGGTTAGCTGCCGGGTACGCACCTAGAGACGTCAGAGCAGCGCCAGCGGTCGTGGCGTTTGTACCACCATTGGCGATGGGGAGTACTGCAGAGCCTGCGGCGATAGCCGAGCCATCTTGATACACCGATCTTTCTGCAGGGTATGTAAGGAACACATCCTTGGTGCCTGCGGCAAAGTTTACGAGCGCGCCAGCATTACTGGACTCCAGTACGGTATCACGGGAAAGCGTAGGACCAGCACCGAGATATGTACCGATACCAACTTCCCACTGATTATCTACATTGATCGTATAGTATGTCGTGTTAGCGTTGCCGATCACGGAGAAAGACTGGTAGCCGGGTACGGCCCCAGCAAGGGTTATAGTCCCCGTACCAGTGGTAGTGGTAGTTTCCCGAACGCGATCAGCGACGACTAAAGGCATTGGTTTTCCTTATACGATACGGATAATAGCGGTGGTATTAGAAGCCGTTGGGAAGATGATGGTGAAGTCACCGTCCGTTGAGGTTTTATCCGAGCCAAAATCCAAAGTAGCTACTGCAGCGTTCGTCAGCGTAGCCCCAGCGTTAGAAAGCGCCGAAGGTGTGGTGTTATAAATAAGTGCGCCACGTGCAGTAATGGTCGAGTTAGCGAAGGTTAGGTCAGAAAAGTCCGTGAAACCCGTGCCTGAAGACGCGCTGTTGTTAGACGTAACGACGCCCAGATTGACGAGCGTACCGCCACCAGCAGTGTAGTTAGTGCCTGTAACTTCGTTCGACGCAGTGTATGCTGTCGTGTTCGCATCAATCGAAGCGGACGAAGTATATAGCGCGAGCTTGAAAGTATCACCGCTTACGCGGAAGTCGTGTACGGCTAGCATAAGCTCGGCCTTAAACGATGTGGTCATTGCTTTGGTAATTGGCATCTTAAGGCCTCCTTATGTAACGAGTATAGCGGTTAGCTCAGGATGCCCCGCCTGTTTAAATTTGTTCACCAGAGTTACGTTATGTGACCGCACGGCCTCGTGCATATAATGTACAAGCACGGCACGGATGCTATCTTTAAAGGCTTCAGCTTGGTCACGAATGGCGGGGTGCGCTGCGCTACCTACGTAGATAATCTTATCCAGCGCACGCTCGGCAACTTCTTCCGGCGTAGAACCACGGCCTTCGGTAGCCATAACCATGACGTTGCCAATAGTGCCTGAAACGGGGTCAAACATCTATATCTCCTACCCTACCGGATACCGGACTTGTGGTGTCCGGTACATATCCTGACGGTTTTTGCCTTCGCCAAGCTGTTTGAGCATACCCATCGCTTCCGAGTACCGTTTCTGATACTCAGCGTTGATGTCCTGCTCGCCCTTCATGAAGATATACGCCTCAATAAGCGCACCATAAAGCAACGCGCTGTCGAAGTTATCACCCAACCACGACGTACCCGCAGTCACAATTGACTCTGGGTAGTAGAAGTAATGTAGTTCGACTGCATAGTTAGCGTCCGGCGTCGGCCCCAAAATATACGAGTTCTCGTCAAAGTAGGCGTAGTGCGTGGGTATACCTGTCGTAGCCGGATTAGGGAACGACTGCCGGATGTAGCTCACATCC